GAACTGTATGGAAAAACTATAGAAACGTAGCTCCTTCTTATAATATCACCTACTTAATAGTTGCTGGCGGCGGAGCTGGCGGCGGAGGTGGAGGTTATTATAATGGCGGCGGTGGAGGCGGAGCTGGAGGTTATTTAACAGGAACTGTTTCACAAGCAACAGGTGTTACACTTAATATTACAGTGGGAGCAGGAGGTGTAGGTATCCAAAATAGAGGTAATAATGGTGGAGACTCTATAGTAACAAATTTAGGAGGCTCAACTATAACAGCCGCAGGAGGCGGAGGTGGAGCTGGACAAACATATTTTTCAGGAGCAGGAGCGGACGGTGGTTCTGGCGGCGGAGGTGAAACTCAAGCAGGCTTAAGTGGCGGAGGTACAGCTACACCCGCAGGCCAAGGTAATGATGGGGGTGGTACTGGAGCTGGGTCTACAGCAAGTGCAGGCGGCGGTGGAGCAGGCGCGGCAGGAAGCAACGCAACGTCAAGCTCACAAGCAGGAAATGGAGGAATAGGTTTACAAAACAACATAACAGGAACAAATATTTATTACGCAGGAGGAGGCGGTGGCAGTGGTTACATTAGTTTTACGGCAGGAACAGGTGGTGCTGGTGGAGGTGGAGCTGGAGCTCCTAGCGCAGGTGTAGGAACTGCTGGAACAGATGGTTTGGGCGGAGGCGGAGGCGGCTCTTGTTTTGCTGGTAATCAAGCTAATGTTGGTGGTGATGGCGGTGACGGTGTAGTTATACTTAGAATGCCAACTGCTAATAAAGGAACATTTACAAATGCAACTGAAACAACCGATGGTTCAGATACGATATTAACTTTCGCTACAGGTTCAGGGACTTATAACTCATAAATTAATAAATTTGCAATATGTCCATAACTAAAATTACAAACCCGAATCTTTTTGAACTAAACAGTTTAACAGACGCATTGCGTTTACCTACTGGAGGCACAGCCACAAGACCGTCTTCAGCGGTTGCAGGAGAATGGAGATATAATACTGATGACAATAAAGTAGAGTATTATGACGGCGCTAATTGGTTTCAAATAGATGATGAGCCCGTTGTGCCATTAGAAGCAAATCAAATACTATGGTTGGATGCTAATAACTCTAACTCTTGGACGGGAAGCGGCTCGACTTGGTATGATTTGAGTCCTAATAGTTATGATGCAACGATAGTAACTCCCGTTCCCTCTACAGGAACTGTAAATGGAGCTACATATTTAGATTTATCAAGTAGAGCTGATTATTTTCAAATACCAAGCGCTACACATGGAGGAGCATTAAGTTTAAAATTAGGAAACACCTTAACATTTTTATACTGGATGAGAATGACTTCTATTGCTCAAGGTACAAATGGGTTAAATACTCTTTTATATGGAATCAACAGTAGTGGTAACACACAAGCGTCTTTCAGATATTATTATCCAAGCCCAGGATATCAAGGTTTTAATTTTTATGTTTATGATTCTTCAGGAAGTGCAGATGTATCGGTTAATTATGTTGGAGGTGTTACTACTTCTGATTGGTTTATGTTTGTGGGTTGTTATGACTTTCCTAATAATCAATGGAGTATAAACAGATATCAACCTGGTCAAAGTAATTATAACAATTCTTTTACAACAATCGTTACACCACAATACTCAACAGACACTGATATAAATATGCTAAGTGACAACGGTGGGCCTTACGGTGGTTATGGTTATCTAGGAGAGATAAGAGCTTATGACACTGTTTTTACAGCAAGTGAATTAGATGCTAAGTATAATGCACAAAAAGGAAAATACGGCATCACATAAATAAAAAAATAATTACTTATCTTTGCTGAATGGATTACTATCAAACCAATACCACACTAACCGAACTTCAAGTTGAATATATAATTATAAAACCTAATGTCAATTAGTGATATAAAAATATTAAGTATTAATGGAATTGTTTTAGGAATATCTATGACACAAATTGATGTTTTGTTAAAAATTATATTACTTTTAGTTTCTATTGGATATACATTGCATAAATGGTATATAATGAATGGAAAGAATAAGTAAACATATTTCGTACAAAGAAGCTATAAAATCCAACACCGCTTTAAGATTAAATATAGACAATACACCAGATCAGGTTTCCTTAACAAACATGACAGGTGTAGCCCACAATATATTTGAACCTTTACGTTTATGGGTAGGAGGCCCAATTAAAATCAACTCTTTTTATAGATCCCCAAAACTTAACAAAGCCATTGGTGGTAGTAAACGATCACAGCATTGTGAAGGAAGAGCTATAGACATAGATGATACATTTGGTTATAAAACAAACGCAGAAATGTTTCATTATATAAAAGATAATTTAAATTTTGATCAAATGATTTGGGAGTTTGGAGATGACAACAACCCAGCCTGGGTTCATGTCAGTTTCGATTCACTAGATGGAAACAGAGGTAGATTGTTAAAAGCTATAAAAGAAAATGGTAAATCTAAATATATTTTAATATGAGTAGACCGAGGAAAAAGTTTGGGCAAACAACAGTAGGAAAAATATTAAAAGGAGCAGTGGGTTTGGTTAACCCAACATTAGGCTCGTTAATACAAGGTGAGATGTCTGTAGAAGAAGTTATATCTTCTATTAAAAATGCAGATGCTCCAGTTGAAGACAAAATAAAAGCACAAGAAATGATTCTCGAAGCTTATGAAGCGGAAGTACAAGATAGAGCTTCAGCAAGACAAAGAGAGATGGCTGCAATACAAGCAGGGTCAAACGATATATTATTTAAAACTGTTGGATGGGGTATAACCTTATCTTTTGTTGCGGTAGTTGCAGGAGCAATAGGACTTTGGGAAATACCTAAAGAATCACAAAGATTGTTTGATATGGGTTTTGGAGCTGTGGTTGCAGCTTTTACACAAGTCATCGGTTATTACTTTGGAAGCTCAATGGGGTCTAAACACAAGACACAAATGATGAACAAGAATGGCTAAAAGTGTAGCTTTTGTTTATCGTGGTAAAAACAAAAAAAAGAGACCAGGTGTTCATGCGAAAAGCAAAACATCTCGTTTGAAATCTTCAAAACTGTACAAGAAAAAGTATCGCCGACAAGGCCGTTAAATTATTCCTATCTTTGTATAAGTTTAATTTAATAAAATGGACATACGGAAAATATCCATAGGGCCAGATTACAAAAGTAGCGCTATGCACTATCTGATAGGCCAAGAAGTTTTAGGTGGAAAATATTTTATACATTTAATACAATACGACAACGAAAAAAACACTGTAAAAATATGGATTCAAAAGAACGATGAAGTTGTTTTATGGAAAGAATTTTCACCCTCTATGCCAATAGCCGTAGAGTATAATATAAACTTTTAATGAAGTCACCGTTTAGCTTTATAGTACAACCATTAAACAATAGAAGGTATAATAATACAAAGCAGATTAGTGGTAAAGAAATAATCACTAGTACATCAGAAGAGAATCATTTAGCATCCAACAGATATGGCGTGGTTGTTAGCACACCTATAAATTATCATGGAGAAATAAAGCCAGGAGATATACTACTTGTGCATCACAACTGTTTCAAGTTTTACAATGACATGAAGGGTAGAAGAAAAAGCGGTAAGAGTTATTTTATGAATGACTTGTTTTTTATTGACAACGATCAGTTCTATTTGTATAAAAAAGATGACACCTGGATATGTCATGATAGATATTGTTTTGTGCAGCCATTAGAAAAACAAGATTCATTTTTAGAAAAAAACTACAAAGAAGAACCTCTTGTTGGTATTATGAAATATCCAAACGAATACCTATCTTCGAAAGGAGTAAAAAAAGGAGATAGAGTTATTTTTAAACCCGATAGTGAATATGAGTTTGAAGTTGACGGGGAAAAATTATATCGAATGTATGACCACCAAATAACAGTAGTATTATGAATTATTATATAAACTGGTATGATAATGTTTTGCTTAACCCATATAAGTATGTAGATGAAGCTCTTAAAAATCCATTTCAAAATGTATTAGACGGAGATAGTATTTTTAAAAACATACAACCAAGAGATCACGATGAAGCGGCAGCTTTTCTTTTAAGTATTTATCCTGATTATAATGTTACATATAATTTTATAAGACAATCTTCTTATAAACAAAAAGAACCTAATTACATTCATTCAGACGAAATGATGGGTGATAAAACAGCTATACTATATTTAAATAAAATATATCCTAAAGAAGCTGGTACAACCTTATACGAAAACAATAAGCCAATGTGTACAATATACGCTAGTTTTAACAGAATGGTTGTATTTGACTCTACTCTTCCCCATTCTAGAAATATGTTTGATAACTTTGGAGAAGACATACACTCAAGATTAGTTCAAGTTATATTTATAAAAAAAGATGAAACCAGAGGAACTGAAGAAAAAAATAATTGAAGCGGGTAATATAGCTGTTGAACAATTAATAAAAGTCGCTAAAGAAGATATTATAAAACCTGACCCAGAAGATGAGTTGGCGGCAGACAGATTAAAAAATGCAGCGGCCACGAAAAAGCTCGCTATATTTGATGCGTTTGATATATTAAGTAGAAGAGAAGATGAAAAACAAATAATTAATAATGACCAGTCCCCATCTCAAAGCAGACAAGGATTTGCTGAAAGAAGATCAAAATAAACTGTATCAGGTTTTAGAAGACTACATACCGTCAGGGGTTGTCAAAACAAAAAATAAAGCTAAAACCTGGTTGTATGGATACAACATGAAGTATGATGTTATAGTTATATCCAAAACGGGACAAATAGGATCGATTATAAATATTAATGGTTTATGTATAGCGCTGCCGTTAGAAAAAGATGTATACAAAAAAAGTCTCTCAAAAAAACAACAATTCTGGGAGCGTAAAGATTTACCTCAAGAACTAGCTCGAATCAACTCTATATTTCAATGGAATGAAATGCCAACTAATTTTAAAGATAGATGGATAGATTATATTGAAAAGGAGTTTGATAGAAGAGAGCAAGGACATTGGTTTTACAATAACGGGAAACCAACTTACATAACAGGAGCTCACTATATGTATTTACAGTGGACAAATATAGATGTAGGTTACCCTGATTTTAGAGAAGCAAACAGAATATTTTTTATTTACTGGGAAGCCTGTAAAGCAGACAAAAGATGTTTTGGTTTATGTTATTTAAAAATCAGAAGATCTGGGTTTTCTTTTATGGGGTCATCAGAGTGTGTAAACACAGGAACATTGGCTAAAGACTCAAGGGTTGGAATATTATCAAAAACAGGATCAGATGCAAAAAAAATGTTTACTGACAAAGTAGTACCCATAGCAAACAGACTGCCGTTTTTTTTCAAACCAATACAGGATGGTATGGATAAGCCTAAAACAGAGTTAGCTTTTAGCTTTCCGGCATCAAAAATAACCAAGAAAAATATGCACGAGGTTTATGATGATGAACTAGATGGACTTGATACAACAATAGACTGGAAGAATACGGACGAAAACTCTTATGACGGAGAAAAACTTTTACTCTTAGTTCATGATGAAAGCGGTAAATGGATAAAACCAAATAACATTTTAAACAACTGGAGAGTCACTAAAACTTGTTTAAGATTAGGAAGTAAAATTATAGGAAAATGTATGATGGGGTCAACATCAAACTCATTAAGTAAAGGTGGTGAAAATTTTAAAAACCTTTATAACGACTCTGATGTTACAAAAAGAAATAACAACGGTCAGACAAAAAGTGGTCTTTATAATTTGTTTATACCAATGGAATGGAACATGGAAGGTTTTATAGATAGATACGGTCAGCCTGTTTTTAATAAGCCAGAAGAAGAAGTGTTGGGTGTGGATGGGGAGTATATTTATACAGGAGCTATAGATTATTGGGAGGCAGAAGTAGAGTCTTTAAAAAAAGATGCAGATGCTTTGAATGAATTTTACAGACAGTTTCCTCGTACAGAATCTCACGCTTTTCGAGATGAAAGCAAAGGAAGTTTATTCAATTTAACAAAAATATACCAACAAATAGATTACAATGATTCATTGATATTAGATCATCACATTACTAGAGGGAAGTTTTACTGGAAAAATGGACAAAAAGATTCTGAAGTTATATGGACACCTGATGTAAATGGACGATTTAAAGTGTCGTGGTTTCCTAATAAAAACCTAACTAACAAAAAAATAACTAAACTAGGAACATATTACCCTGTAAACGAACATATTGGAGCATTTGGATGTGACTCTTATGATATATCTGGAACAGTTGGTGGTAGAGGCTCTAACGGAGCGCTACATGGTCTTACTAAATTTAATATGGATGAAGCTCCAAGCAATGAGTTTTTTTTAGAATACGTTGCTAGGCCACAAACTGCAGAGATATTTTTTGAAGAAGTCCTTATGGCTTGTGTATATTACAGTATGCCAATACTTATAGAAAACAATAAACCTCGATTATTATATCACTTTAAAAACAGAGGGTACAGAGGATATTGTATGAATAGACCTGATAAGCATTACAATAAATTGTCTAAATCAGAGAGAGAGCTCGGTGGTATACCTAACTCCTCGGAAGATGTTAAACAATCACACGCTGCAGCTATAGAATCTTACATTGAAAAGCATATAGGTTTAGATATAGAGGGAACATACAGGGATAATTATGAAATGGGTACGATGTATTTTAACAGAACTTTAGAAGATTGGGCTAGATTTGATGTGAGTAATAGAACTCATTTTGACGCTAGTATTAGTTCTGGATTAGCAGTGATGGCAAATCAAAAATCTCTATATTTACCTATTTCAAAACAATCAAAAATAAGTCTTAACTTTGCAAGATACAATAACAAGGGATCTATAAGTGAACTAATTAAATGAAGGAAATCACAATTAACATTAAAGAAGTAGGTTTTCCCACTTATTTCGTATCAGACGCTGAAAA